GGGGAGGAAGGACCAGATTCTTTAAGAAACCAATTTTATCCTGCTGCCCAGACTCAAGGACCCCAGACTCAAGGACCAGAATCTTTTAGAAGAAGAGAAGCAGTACCAAATCCACAACTAGCTCAAGGCGCTAGTGGTATGAGCAATCAGTATCAACAATATCAAAGATAAGATTATTAACAAATAAATGAACTTCTCAAAGTTAACTGAGACAGAGCTTAAAGAAGCTTTGATGCTCAAAGAAAAGCTTGACACTTTTGAAACTCAAGACAAATGCCAAAATAACTTTTTGTCCTACGTGGAACATATGTGGCCAGAATTTATTTGTGGCCGTCATCATAAGATATTTGCAGATAAGCTTGATAAAGTAGCATCAGGCGAGATTAAACGTTTGATCGTTAACATGCCTCCTCGTCATACTAAATCAGAATTTGCATCTACTTTCTTTCCATCATTTATTATGGGCAAGAAGCCTAAGATGAAGATTATGCAAACAACCCATACAGGGGAACTAGCAGTAAGATTCGGTCGTAAGGTCAGAAACTTAATGGACCAAAAAGAATACAAGGATGTTTTTCCACAAGTTAAATTACAAGCAGATAACAAATCGGCTGGTCGTTGGGAGACTAACAAAGGCGGAGAATATTTTGCGGCTGGTGTTGGTGGTGCTGTTACTGGTAGGGGTGCGGATTTACTTATTATTGATGACCCTCATTCAGAACAAGACGCCCTTAGCCCTAATGCCCTAGAGTCCGCTTGGGAATGGTATACCTCTGGACCTAGACAGCGTTTGCAGCCTGGTGGAGCTATAGTATTAGTTATGACTCGTTGGTCTGCTATAGACTTAACAGCCAAGCTACTAGATTCGCAAAAAGAGCCTATGGCAGATCAATGGGAGATGATAGAGTTTCCTGCTATCTTCCCAGAAACAGACAATCCTTTATGGCCTGAGTTCTGGCCTAAAGACGAATTATTAAAAGTTAAATCTTCTATTCCTGGAATTAAATGGAATGCTCAGTGGATGCAGAATCCTACTGCTGAAGAAGGGGCCATTATTAAAAGAGAGTGGTGGAAGCGTTGGAAACATAAAACAATACCTCCTGTTAAATACATTATGCAGTCTTACGATACTGCGTTTTCTAAAAGCCAGACTGCTGACTTTTCTGCTATATCTACTTGGGGTGTATTTAAACCCTCTGAAGATGAGCCAGAATGTTTAATACTATTAGACTGTCAAAAAGGCCGTTGGGATTTCCCAGAGTTAAAAGAAGTTGCTATGCGTGAGTATAGTTATTGGGAATGCGACATGGTATTAATAGAAGCTAAAGCATCTGGTACTCCGCTTACCCAAGAACTACGGCGAATGGGTATTCCTGTGGTTAATTACTCGCCAACTAGAGGTCATGATAAACACTCTAGAATGCACTCTGTTGCCCCTATATTTGAGTCAGGAATGGTATATGCACCCGAAAAAGCTTTTGCCGAAGATATGATAGAAGAATGTGCTTCTTTTCCATTTGGTGCTAACGATGATTTATGCGATACTATGACTCAAGCCCTAATGCGTTTTCGTGAAGGTGGATTTGTCTCTTTAGCGAGTGACTATGAAGATCAGGAAAGACAAAGAACTATTAGAAGATATTATTGATGAGATTATAAAATGGCAATAGAAAGACAAGCTCCAGAAGATATAATAGATACAACCACAACTCAAGATGTTGATGGGGTAGATTCTCAAATTATTGAAGTATTAGAAGCTATGAATGGCGAAGAAGATATTCAAATGCAAGAAGATGGTTCTGCAATACTAGGACCAGAAGAAGCTCCAATGGAAGAAGTGGGCTTTGGAGAAAATTTAGCTGAAACTGTTTCAGAGCAAGAACTATCTAGCATCTATATAGAACTAGTAGGTGGCATTGAAAACGATAAGTCCTCTAGAGAAGATTGGGAAAAAACTTACACCGATGGCCTTAAATATTTAGGCATGAAGTTTGATGAAAACAGATCAGAACCTTTTGCAGGTGCTAGTGGTGTTGTTCATCCTCTTTTAGGAGAATCAGTAACCCAGTTCCAAGCACAAGCATATAAAGAATTACTACCAGCAGGAGGCCCAGTCAAGACGCAAGTTATTGGTGCCTATGACATGGTTGTAGAACAACAAGCACAAAGAGTTAAAGAATTTATGAACTATCAGATTCTTCATGTAATGGAAGAATACGACGAAGAGCTAGATCAAATGCTTTTCTATCTTCCGCTTGCTGGTTCTGCATTTAAAAAAGTCTACTACGATGAAACATTAGGAAGACCTGTATCAAAGTTTGTAGCCCCAGAAGATTTAATCGTCCCTTATTACACAACTGATTTAGAGAGTTGTTCCAGAATTACTCACGTTGTTAAGATGCCAGAAAATGATGTAAAGAAATTACAGTCTATTGGCTTTTACAGAAACGTAGATGTAGAGTCTGGAGGCAATGTTAATCTTTCTTCAGACATAAAATCAGAAAAAGAAAAACTAGAAGGTATGGAACCTAGTTATGACGATGGCGATGTAGCTGTTCTCTATGAAGTTCATTGTAATTTAGACTTAGAAGGCTTTGAAGATATAGGCCAAGACGGTGAGCCTAGCGGAGTTAAGTTACCTTATATAGTAACTATAGACTCTAATAGTGAAAACATATTATCTATTAGGCGTAACTTCAAAGAAGAAGACCCAATGAAGAAGAAGACCGAATACTTTGTGCATTTTAAATTCTTGCCAGGTTTAGGTTTCTATGGATTTGGTCTTACACACATGATTGGTGGTCTATCTAAAGCATCTACATCTATATTAAGACAGCTTATAGATGCTGGTACTCTAGCTAATTTACCCGCTGGTTTTAAAACTAGAGGTATTAGAATTAGAGACGAAGATACTCCAATACAGCCTGGCGAGTTTAGGGACGTCGATGCTCCAGCAGGTTCGCTTCGAGATGCAATACAACCATTACCTTTTAAAGAGCCTAGCGGTACTTTATTACAATTACTAGGATTGTTAGTACAGTCAGGGCAAAAATTTGCTTCAATAGCAGATTCAAATATTGGCGAAGGTAACTCTCAAGCGCCTGTTGGAACCACACTAGCCTTGATGGAAAAATCAAGCAAAGTGTTATCAGCTATTCATAAAAGATTACACAACGGCCAAAAGAAAGAATTTAGATTACTTGCTAGTATCCTTAAAGATAGCTTACCTCCTGTTTATCCTTATTCCATATCAGGTGGAAACATGGAAGTTAAACAACAAGATTTTGATGACAGGGTAGATATATTCCCAGTTAGTAATCCAGACATATTCTCTACTAGCCAAAGAATAGTAATGGCTCAAGAAATGATGCAGTTAGTTCAATCTAATCCAGAAATACATGGACCTGGTGGAACTTACGAAGCTTACAGAAGAATGTACGCTGCTCTAGGTGCAGATAATATTGACCAACTACTTATGCCACCACCAGATACAACTCCTAAACCTATGGAGTCTGGTATGGAGAACAGTGGACTAATGATGGGTGGACCAGCTCAAGCATTTCCAGAACAAGATCATGATGCACATATAGCTGTTCATGTAGCTTTGTTAAGTATGCCTCCTGTGCAAATGAATGCTCAGATACAAGGGAACATACACTCACATATCATGCAACATCTACAGTTAAAAGCAGACGCAATTGCTCAACAGCAAATGCCTCCTGAAGCTATGCAACAGTATCAACAGATGCAACAACAAGCTCAACAGATGCCACCTCAAGAAGCTGCTCCTATAATGGCTCAAGCTCAAGCTATGTTGGCTCAGTTTAGTTCTCCTATTATGTCTGAACTAATGCAACAGTTTGCTAAACAAGTCTCTGCTCCTCCTGAAGAGGACCCACTTGTTACTATAAGAAAACAAGAGCTTGCTCTTAAAGGACAAGAATTATCTCAAGATCAACAACAGTTTGAATCTAAAGAAAAACTACGTATGGAAGAAAAATTACGTCAAGATAAGATTGATGTAGATAGAATACAAACGCAAATGAATATCGCTGAACTCAAAGACGATACTACTAGAGATAGAATGGACCAACAAAAAGAATTGAAATTGATTGATATTGGTTTAAAAGGATTGTAAGGTAACATATATGAAAAACACAAAAGTATTAAAAGGAAAACAAAGTTACTCTAATAAGGGTACCGTGCCATTTAAAGCTGTTTCAGAAGCACCTAAAAAAACTACAGCTTCTTCTACTCCAGGAATGGGGAAAGGGAAAGCTAGAGGAATGGGCGCTGCTGAATTTGGCGGCAAGTTTTCTGGTATATATTAAATGTCAATTATTTGGCTGTCTGAACAGCTGAAAAAAAGAATTGATGAAAAGAAAGAAGATATTCAGGTAGCCATTTTAAATGGCACCAAAGATGTTGAAGAATATCATTATCTACGTGGGCGCTACAATTCTCTGGCCGACTTAGAGTGTGAAATTAGAGAATTGCTAAAAAAGGTAATAGAAAACGATGAGCAAGGTAATAGTTCCTGAACATGTCGCAAAAGCTGTAGAGAAAGAAAAATTACAGAAAATTAACAAAGAAAAAGAAAAACAACCTGAAGCGGTTGAAGAAGTAGAAAAAGCTTATACAGAAGCAGCTAAAAGAGTATTGGACCCTTCCTTGCTCGATAAATCATTTTTAGAACGTATGCCTCAGCCTACAGGTTGGAGAATTCTTATATTGCCATATAAGGGTAAAGGCGTTAGTGAAGGTGGTATTCAATTAGTTAAAGAAACTGTTGACAGGGAATCATTAGCAACCGTAGTTTCATACGTTGTTAAAATGGGTCCTATGTGTTATTCAGACAAAAATAAATTTGGAGAAACTCCTTGGTGTGAAAAAGGAGATTGGGTGTTAATTGGTAGATATGCAGGAGCTAGGTTTAAACTTGGCGACGATGCAGAGTGCCGTATAATAAACGACGACGAAGTTATCGCGACTATAGAAGACCCCGATGACATTGTTAGCGCATAACGTGAGGAGGACTCATGCTAGAACCACAAGTAAATGAAGAATTAAAACAAGAACCCGTCGATGGCGGAGAGATTGTTGAATTAGAAATAGGAGACTCAGCAGATTCAGAAGCTGAAGCTGCTATTGAAAATGTTTCTGTTGAAGAAGATAAGGAAGTTAAAAAAGAGGAAGAATTAGAAGACTACTCTAAAGGTGTTCAGAAAAGAATAGCTACGCTTACTAAGAAAATGAGAGAGCAAGAAAGAGCAGCTAATTCTGCTTATGAATACGCTCAAGGATTACAAGCAGAAAACAATCAACTAAAACAAAGCAGTACAGAATTAAATAAAAACTATTTATCCGAAGCTCAAAACAGATTAAATTCTCAAAGAGCGCAAGCTAACTCAGTTTTAAAAAATGCTTATCAAGATCAAGATTGGGACAAGGTAACTAAAGCCCAAGGTATCCTTGATAAGATAACAGTTGAAGAAAGTAAGTTGGCCAACACACCAGTACAGGTGCAACAACCAACTAACTACCAGAATTATCAAGCTCCAATGCAACAACAGGCTCCAGTTCAGCAACAAGCTGCACCAGACCCTGCTGCTGAAACTTGGGCAGGTAAAAACGAGTGGTTTGGTGAAGATGAGACAATGACCCTAGCCGCTTTTAACATTCATCGTAAATTAATTGAGGACGAAGGTTTTGACACTTCTGACGCAACATACTATGATGAGATAGATAAACGTATCAGAACTGAATTTCCTCACAAATTCTCAACAGGTGATGAAGTCAAATCTGCTAGTAAAATGCAACAAAATGTTGCGTCAGCTGGAAGAAGTGATAGTTCTGGGCGCAAACGTCAAGTCAAACTTAGCGCAAGTGAAGTTCAAATGGCAAAACGTTTAAATGTGCCACTTAGCGAATATGCTAAGTACATTAAAAGGTAAATTATTATGACTGATGAGAAAAAAGTAGAAGAAAATAACAGAACTTCGCGTTCTGCAGAAACTCGAGCTAAAGATACTGCTCGCAAACCTTGGCGTCCCCCATCTATGTTGGACACGCCTCCAGCGCCTGAAGGATATACCTACAGGTGGATAAGAGCTGAACTCGTTGGTGAAGAAGATAGAAAGAATGTTATGTCTAGGATGCGTGAGGGTTATGAACTCGTACGTGCCGAAGAGATAGGAGATTTCGAGCTTCCAACTATGGACGACGGAAGGCATGCTGGAGTAGTTGCCGTGGGTGGTTTGCTGTTGGCTAAGATTCCTAATGAAACACGTGACGAAAGAAACGCCTATTTCAACGACCGTGCAAAACTGCAACAAGATGCAGTTGACAATGACTTAATGAAAGAATCTGACCCTAGTTCTCCGATGTTAAAACCTCAGAGATCTACAAGCGTAACTTTTGGTGGTGGAAACAGAGATTAATCTGATTCCATCAAAATAAAACTTTTTAAAAAAAGGTAAATATTATGGCGAATATAAATGCACCTTCTGGTTTAAGACCAATTGGAAAGTTAGGCTCATCTGTAAATTCTACAGGCACAACCGAGTATGACATTCTGACAGGTACAACTGGAACTATATATACAGGCGACCCAGTAAAAATGGTTAGTACAGGCGGCATTGCCGTTGCTGCTGCTGGCGATTTATTACTAGGAGTCTTTCAAGGATGTCACTTTACAGATTCAAGCGGAGATAGAATTTTTTCTCCTGTTTGGACTACATTGACAGCAACCAGCGACTGCAAAGCAGCCGTTGTCGACGACCCAGATGCTTTATTTGAAGTACAATCTGCTGCTACAGGTAGCGTTACTCAGACCAATGTTGGTTTGAACGGCGATATCGTTTATGCTGCAGGCTCTTCAATATCAGGCGTTTCAGGAGTTGAAATTAGTGGCACTATGGCTACTGGTACAGCTCAATTAAGAATAATGGGAATATCAAACGACCCTTCTAACAATGCGTTAGGAACTGGGTCTTTATCAACTAATGTTAATTTTATCGTCAGGATTGCCGAGCATTTTAACAGAACTGCTGCGGGAGTATAATAATGGCTATAAATAGAGCGCAATTAGCGAAGGAACTAGAACCAGGATTAAATGCCTTGTTCGGAATGGAATATTCTAGGTATGATAATCAACATACTGAAATATTTGAAACTGAATCATCAGACAGAGCGTTTGAAGAAGAAGTAATGATCGTGGGCTTTGGTAACGCCTCAGTAAAAGGTGAAGGTAACTCTGTCGAATATGACAATGCTACTGAAGGTTTTACTGCACGTTATGCACACGAAACAGTTGCTTTAGCCTTCTCTCTAACTGAAGAAGCGGTAGAAGATAACTTATACGATAGACTAGGCTCAAGATATACAAAAGCTTTAGCAAGGTCTATGGCTAATACAAAGCAAATTAAGGCAGCCTCTGTTCTTAATAACGCTTTTAGTAGTAGTTTTACTGGTGGCGATGGTGTTGCTTTAGTATCAGACTCTCATCCTTTGGGTGGCGGTGGTAGTGCAAGTAACAGGCCAACAGCTTATGCTGACTTGAATGAGACTTCATTAGAAGATGCTCTTATTAATATCTCAACTTTAGTTGATGATAGAAATTTGACAATTGCTCTACAAGGAAGAAAGTTGATTGTTCCACCAGCATTACAATTTGTTGCTGACAGATTATTACAAACTCAAGGTAGAGTTGGTACGTCTGACAATGACATTAATGCTATAAAAAATATGGGTATGGTCCCTGAAGGATATGTTGTTAACAACTATCTAACAGATACCGATGCTTGGTTCCTAAAGACAGATTGTCCTGATGGATTCAAACATTTTGAGAGAAGCCCTATGCAAACATCACTAGAAGGTGATTTCGATACTGGTAACATGCGTTACAAAGCTAGAGAAAGATATTCCTTCGGCTACTCCAATTGGAGAGCTGTGTTCGCATCTCAAGGAGCATAATCTTAATTGATTGTCTTAAGGGAGCTTCGGCTCCCTTTTTTTTTGCTTAAAAGTAATATACAATTATATGACTAGGATTAATTAACTTGTTTTATCAACTGACCTAGCAGACAAGCCAAGATGATAAGACTTATTTCCTAGGAGGAAATTATGGCGAATTCAACATTCAGCGGTCCAGTCAGGTCCGAAAACGGTTTTGAACAAATTACAGTAGACGCATCAACTGGAGCAGCAACAACTAATTTTGATCTAGATGCAAGTGGAAACATTACTGACGTAGGTTCAATCGCATCTGATGGTGCTATTTCTACTACAAGTACCATATTAGGTAAGAAAGTAATTAATACAACTTTTAATGCTACTGCTGCTAAATCAGAAGCTATAACAGCAGCTCAATCAGGAACTTTGTTTTTAATTGACGGCACAAATAATAATGTAATTACTTTACCTACTGTATCTACAGCAAATGTAGGAGTTCATTATGAATTTCAACTAACTGTAGCTG